ACATGTGATAAGTATGAGAAAAGAAATAATATTGCAAAAGCTATTTGGAAAAGAAATTGGGAGCTGAACGATAGTATTGAAGTATTGAAGTTATTTGTGTTTGATTTAGCAAAATATGGATTTGCAGTAGGTCATACCCTACCTCGTATACTTAAAAGACAAAAGGATATATTAGAAGAATTAGATACAGAAAATCCAGAAAAGAATAAATATAAAAAAGTTGATATAATAGAGTTCAACGATATATATAGAGAAAAATTAGATTTGTATAGAACATGGATAGATGATAAAGCTAATTTAACTGATAAATTTTCGGTTAATGATTGGTATTATGAAAAAGACTACTCACAGGATGATTTTGATGAAGAGTTTGGAATGTATAAGAATGCAAATACTGTTGAGGGAAATAAATTAGAAATTGATACAAATGGATTAAACTCAGCCACGAAGACTAGGGACGATATGATCACAGTTGGATTTTATGAGAATAAGAAAAAAGATTTATATACAATATGGATACCACAGACAAAGACAGTTCTTTATTATTCACCATTGCCAAACGATGACGGTAAATTAACATTGTGGTTTACTAATTGGATAATGAGGGATCCTAGAACTATATACGGTATTGGATTATTTGAACTTTTAAAGAATAATAAATTGATGTATGATAGATTCAAGAATATGACTATAGATCAATTAACAATGGCTATTTATCCAATGATATTCTACACAGGAACTCCGATGAATGGAGATAATGAGATTAAAGTATCACCAGATAAGATGGTCCAGAAGCAAGCAGGGACAAGCATAGAGCAAGTTAAAATACAATATGATGCTAGAGGTTGGGAAGCTACAGAAGTTTTAGCAAATGATATAGATAAAGCTACTGGAATTAATCCTACTTTAGAAGGGGATATTACTGGAAAAACTTTAGGAGAAGTTCTCCACGCGAAAGATTCGGCATTAAAACGATTGAACATACCATTACTTAATATTGCTAGCGCTATAGAACAAGATGCTTATATTACACTTTCGTGGGCAAATCAAGTATATTCAATTCCAGAAATGATGACATTTACTAATATTAAGGAGTTAGTAGAATACGAAAAAGAAAATAATAAAGAAGCTAGTAGTATGAATGCGGTAGGAGCTGAAGGAGTAGAAGCAGCATTTTCAAAAGAATTAAGTTTAAGTTTAGAAGAAGATAGAGATGGATCACTGATAGAGAGTACAGAAAATAGATTCTTTAATTTAGGAGATGATAATTTACCACTCGAAAGTATTAAATGGGAAGGTAAGATCACAATTAAAGCAAGATCGGTTATTAGTCCTAATCCTGAATTAGACAGACAACGTAAATCAGAATTGTATAATATTATTTCACCAGTTGTATATCAAATATCGTCATTATGGTATAAACAACTTAATCCTGAAACCGGAGAAATGTTCACAGTACCTGCTGGAAAAGAAGTAGCATTAGCATTATACAAACCATTGAAAGAAATTTTGGAAATACAAAATGAAAAACCTAATAATTGGATATTTGATGAAATAATACTTTACGCTGAAAATCCAGAGCTGTTAGAGCAAGAAAAAGAAGCAGAAGCTCAAGCAGAAAAAAAGAAGCCAGAGAATAGTTTATTTGTAGATCAGAATAGTGTAGAAGAAGATCCAAATAGCACATCAAGTCCACAATCAAATCAAGCTAGCGATTCAGTTGTGGCTCCAAGCAGTATAAGTAATCCGCTTAGACAAGTAGAAGGAGGAATTCAAGGAGCAAATACTAAAGCAATACAAGGATTATAATTTAATAATGCTCCTGCTATCAGGAGCTAAAAGAAAGATGTAAACTTATGACAAACGATGAACAAAAAATGCTACAAGAGTTACAAACGCATGAATGTTTTCCTGTGTTAGAAAAACTTTTAGTAGAATACATTGAGGGGTTAAATTTAAAAGATAGTGCAAAGAGATCAACACAATTTGAAACTATCTGGGATAGAGCTTCAAATGAAGGTGGAGAATTACATTTAAAAACATTCTTCGCAGTAGCAGAAAGTGAGGCTCGAAAATACGTATGATAAAAGACTACTCAAAATTTGAATACGGTAAATTAAAAATAGAAGCAAATTATAGTGAAAAAGTAATGGGATGTAAAAAGATTAAGTTCACTATAGGAAAAGAAAAAGCAGAGATGGATAAAAGCGATTTGTATAATTTATTAATACTATTCGCAGATAATAAAGAAATGGATAGCTGTTTAAATATCAAAAATAAGAAAGTTGTGATGATAAAGAAAATGGTTAAGGTTCAAACTAAAGAAGCTATACCAGCAGGTGGAGAAGTTGTATTTCCAATTGAATATCCTGTTGGTGAAGAAGAATACGAACGATATATTAAAGAAAACAAAGGTAAGATGTTAAAAGAAGAAGACGCTAAAAAGAAATTAATTAAATAACTCGCCCATCTTTAAGGGCGTTAAACTAAAAGTATGACAGAAGAAAACAAAACATTAGATGGAGTTCCATCACAAGCTACTCAATTAGGAGATATTCAAACTCCTCCAGTAGAAGGAAATGCAACTCCTCCAGAGGAAAAGAAAAAAACAACGAATGTATTATCTTTAAAAAAGGATATGGATGAGTTTAAAGAAGAGACTCGAAAAACTAACACTAAAATTCTTGGAGCATTAGAGTCTATAATGAACGATGATAAAAAAGTCGAACCTATCACTGAAAAGGAAGAAGAAACTGAAGAGGAGATAGTAAAACTAACTAAACAACAAAGAGATATTTTTGAACATTACTTTGATCCAGCAGATGATTTTACAGCTTGGTATGATATTAATTTGAATATCTTTACAATACAAGTACCGGTTAAATTATCAAATGTTTCAGAAGCTCATAAAGCTTTATATAAAAACGATTTAAGAAGTAAAAAAGTTGATCCTAATAATATTTTAGGAAGTATGAAGCATTGGTGTACATTAGTAGCTCAAAATCTTAAATACGAAAAACGAATTAAATTAAAATAATTTACAAATTAATAATAATCAAATGATTAATGAAATTAGAGTAACAATCATTACAGATACATCAAACATCACAAAAGAATTCACATCTGCTAAAGATGCAGTAGAATATTTTACAACTATGACTAAAAGCGAAATTGAAGTTACACCAGAAGTTTTAAAGGAAGCAACAATAGCCCCTGAGGTAGAAGCAACAACTCCTGTAGAGGTAGAAGCAACAACTCCTACTTCTGTAGAAGTAACTTCTGAAGTAACTTCTGAAGCAACAGAAGAAGAGGAAAAAAAAACAGTATAGTGGTTAGAATATTTAAGAGAGTAATTAATTTATTAAATTAACGCCTAAATAAATGCAATTAAAAAATTTAGTTAATGGAGCAGAAGCTCTAGGAGAAATAATGCAAATTAAAATACCTATGGTATTGAGTTATAAATTATCATTATTTATAAAGAAAATTAATCCAGAAATCGAAGAGTATACTAAGAAACGAAATGAATTATTGGCAGAACATGCTGATCCTGTATTAGATGAAGATAAAAAAGAAACTGGACAGTTAAAGTTTAAAGGAGAAAAGGCTGTAGAAGCTTTTAACAAATCAATTAATGAGTTATTAGGACAAGATGTTAAAATAGAAATTCCGGAAGTAAAGATTGAAGATTTTGGTGATATAAAAATAGAACCAAAACAATTAATTAACTTAGATTGGTTAATTCAACAATAAAGCACATTAAAATAAGGACGCCAAACATTTTAAGTACTCTAGCTAGGTACTTAAAGTAGATAGGCGTCCGCTTTATTGCTTAGAATGGAACGCCGTAAAAAAGCGTTCCTTTTTTATCAATTTATTAATATAACTCGCCTATCTTAAAGGCGTTAAACAAAAAGTATGACAAATGAAGTAAAAAACGATGTCGATAATGATGACGTTGAAGCTTTTGAAAAAGCTGAAGAAGCTGGTGAAGTTAAAACCAGTGAAAGAGAAATTTCAGAAGAACAAACTGAAGAAAAAACTGAGGAAGAAGAATCTAAATCAGAAAATGAAACTGATGAAGATGAAGAGTCCGAAGAAGAAGAATCTAAAAAAGACATCGAGGTTGAATCTTCTAAACCAGAGATCAAAGAAGTAGTTGGAGAAACACCAAAAGAGACAGCATTGAGGTTAGAGGTAACCAGATTGAGGCGCGGTAATAGAAAAAAAGAGCAAGATGCTCTATTGGAGACAGAGAAAGAAAATAATTCTGATGAATATGAGGAAGAGTTAAAAGAACTCGGATATGATGGAGATCAAATTAAAACACTTGATAAAGCCTTTGACATTATAGGTAAGAAAAAAGGGTTTGTTCGTAAAGACCAAAGTTACAAGGAAATGGCAGACACGACACTTTCGGATTTTATTGAAGAACATCCTGAATACTCTGCTGAGAATGACAAAGACGATATACATTGGGGTAGATTTAATTCTATTCTAAAATCTGATTACAATTTAAAAAACAAAACTCCTAAAGAACTAAAATCTATATTCAGACGAGTTGATATAGAAATTAAAAGTGAATTAGGAGAGGAAATTGTAGATAAAAAAGTTCTAGCTAAAAAGCAAAAAGTAAAAAGTGTTGCTTCAGGTACAATTTCATCAACCAAATCAGAGGGAGAAATAAAAACTACTGAAAATAAAAATGTTGTTTCCAGTGGTCATCCTGGATTAGTATTTAAAGGATTTGATGATGATGAAGTAAAGGAATTTACTAATTAATTTAATTAAAAATATATGGCATTTACTGGATTTCAAAGAGTAGGTGGCACAATTACTGAGTCTAAAGACAGAGTAATTGGAGCAGTAGCTTACGCAGTTGGTGATGTACTAATGCGTTCTACTACAGCCGGGACTCTTATTGCGGCAACTAGTTCTGCTACACCTAATTTAATGAGTAGTGGTGGTATAGTTGTTAATTCAACTGACGGCGTAGTTACTACTGCCGAAATAGAACCAATTGATTACGAAGCTGAATATTTTGCAGCAACAACAAATAATTCTGACTTAGATCATAATTATATGTGTATGGCATTAACAGACCAAAATGAAGTTAATAATAGCGGAACTGATGATGTATCAAATCCTATATTTATTCAAACTGGTACTGTAGGAGTTACATCTGATAAAAAAATTATCGGACAATTCGTACGTCAAATTTCTTAAACTAATTTTATTTAATAATTATTACATATATGGCAACAGCAGTACCATTTAACGTCTTGGCTGCAGCAAACGCTATCGATAAATCAGTTCAAAAGTATTTTCTTAAAGAATCTGCTCCGGAACTACAGTTGAAAAAATATTTTAACTTTAGAACCACAACTGATTATTACGAGAAGGATGCTGGTGTTACAGGACTTTCAGAAGCTTCTTTCACAGCTGAGAATGCAAACATTAAAAAAGATGTACCAATCGAAACTTACAAGAAGACTTATACGCAGGAACAAGTTGATATTGAAGCTCCATTCACTTATTTGAATTGGAAGTTTGCTATCAAGAAACGTGATGTAACTAACATCGTAAAGCAAATAGAAAATGCTCTTAATCGTAAAAAAGAACGATTAGCAGCTGAACGATTGATTAATGGTTTTAGTTCTACTTATACTCATTCAGATTTGTTGAGTGGAAACAAAACTATTACAATCACAGGTGGTGATTCATTAGAAGCGTTTACAACAGCTCATACTCGTGAAGATGGTGGAACTAACATGAACAATGTTGTTTATGACGGAACTATTTATTCTTTACCATTTGATTATGCTGGATATAAAGCTGCGATTAGAACTGCAACATTGTTTGTAGATCCTCGTGGTAATCCTATGCCTGCAAATCTTGATACATTAGTTTGTAAAAAAGGTTCAAGTGTTTCTTTTAAAGCTAAAGAAATTTTAGGAGCAATCAAAAAAGGACTTATTCCTGAAAGTAATGATAATGATGGAACAGGAACACCTCCATTCAAAATCATTGAATTAGACTACCTTACATCAGATACATATTGGTTCATGTGTGATTCTAGTATGATGAATGATAAATATGGTTTCCAATGGATTGAGTCAGAAGCAAATAATGTTGATCCAGTTCACGTTAATCCATATAATAGAAGTTTATCTTGGTTCGGACACTATCTTGCTGACTTAGGTCACAATGACGTTGCTCGTTCATGGGTAGCAAGTGCAGGAGACAGCGTAACTACATAAGTTTAATTTATTTTAATAAGGGAGAGCTCATAGTGGGTGAGCCATAAGGCGATATTCTATTCAACTCTCCCTCTCGAAATATGGCAACAATAAAAGGAAGACAGTACTCAAGTCCTCGAAATATTAACCTTAAAGGTGGTATTTTAAGATTCGATGTACAAAAATCATCCAATCCTCTATCTTTAGATTCAGATGGTTGGGGATTATATGTGAATGCTTCAGACCAATTAGTTTATTGGAACGGAACAGGAACAGCAATCATAGGAGCTAGTGGAAGTGGTGGAACTCCAACATGGGAAACTATTTTCGCAGCAGACAATACATTTACAATTACACCAGATGCTACATTTACTATTGCAGGTAATAGATCAACGGCTACAGACGTTTTGACTCTTACTAATGCAGCTGGTGGATCGGGTATTGTATTACAAATTGATAATACAGGAACAGGTGCTGATATAGCAGGCACAGCTGGATGGAATATTACTAAAGCAGGTGTTATTACTTCTACAGGTTTAACTTTCGGTGGTGCTAATACTATTACTTCCACCGCAGGTGATATAACTTGGACTCTTGAAGATAATGATGCTACAGCATTAAAGATTGGTGCGAGTGGTGCAACATCAATCATAAATATTATTACTACTAATGGTTCAGAAGCTTGTGTATTTGGAAATGATATCACACTTACAGACGGTTTGTTTACTGCTACAAGTACATCTAATACAGCTCCATTACTATTAATGCAGAACGATACAATGACTACTTTTGGAACTTCGTCTACTGAAGATGAAGCTGCCTTCGTATTTAGTTCTGATACAATCACAACTGCATCACTATTACAATTACAATTAGACGGAAGTGCTCTTGCAGGTGGTTTCTTCTTAAATTGTTTTGAAACTGATGCTGGAGTAGCAGTTTTCACTATAGGTGAAGATGGTTCAATATCTATTGCAGGAACTGCTTTAGGAACTGATGCTATAGGAATTACTGCAGGTGATATAACTTTAACTGCTGGTGATTTAACTCTTACAGCTGGAAGTATAGTAAATACTTTAGGAGATTTAACTTTAACTGCTGGTGACTTTACTATGACAGTTGGAGATGCAGTTGTCACAGATGGTTCATTAACATTAACTGATGCTGATAATGCTAACTCAGTTACTGTTGTAAATAATACAATTACAACAGCTGATTTAGTTGATATTAGTTCAACTTCAATCACAACTGGTGCTTTAGTAAAATTAAATGCTAATGCGGCAACTCACGACGGAGAGATCTTAGAATTGATTTCTGCAGGTGATGCTACAAGTACACCAACTGGACTTTCAGTTACAATTGCAAGTCCAACAACTGGTGCTGCTAAAGGTATTAGTGTAGTTATGGCGGCTGCCACAACTAGTGCAATCGGTATATCAGTTGATATGGCTGGTTTAACTACTGGTACAGGCACATTAATTACTTCTGCTGGAACTATTGTTACCACTGGAGAATTATTGAGCCTTGTTGGTAATTCAGCTACAACTTGTACTGGTTTATTGAGAGCTTCCGGAACATCATTAACTGATGGTTGGGTTGCTCAATTAACTGGTGGTGGAGCAACAGTAACTTCTTCTGGTGGAGTACTTGATATAGTTGCAGGTGCAGCTACTGACGGTTATGGAGCTAGAATAGTAACTACTGGAGTTTATGATGGAACAGTCGGTGTTCTAGCTGTAACTGCAGCCTCAGCTACTACAGGTAATATTGTAGTTGTTGATGGTACTGGTTTAACTACTGGTACAGGTTTATTAATTAATGCTACAACTGGTACTCTTACATCTGGATTTTATATCGAGTGTAATGACGGTGCAGCTTCTGACTTCACAGTTGGAGACGATGGTGTAGTTATTATTGCTGGTACAGCAACTGGTACAGATTCATTAACAATTACCAAAGGTGATATTACAGTTACTGATGGTGATGTGACAATGACTGCTGGTGATTTATTACTAACAGCTGGAGCTTTAACATTGACAGCAGGTAGTGAAATTATCACAGCTGGTAATTTAACAATTACTGCTGGTACCATAATTGAAACAGCACAAGCAATTCTAAATGCTAATACAGCAATTTCAGTTACTCATGGAGTAACTAAGATTGCTAATAGTGCTGCAACTACTCATACACTTGCAGATGGTGTGGACGGTCAACGAAAGACAATCATTTGTACAGTTTATGTTGGTGATGCGGTTATTACTCCTAATTCACTAGCTAATGGAAATACTATCACATTGAATGCGGCTTTGGATGGTGTTACATTAGTATACTTAAACTCTGGATGGCATGTAGAATCTACTTATGGAACTACTGCAGTAGATTAAAATTGAGATATTTTTCAGAGGGTTAGTTTAACCCTCTGGGTTAATAACTTAATAATTAATAAAAAATTATGTACGAAAACAATTTAGAAAAAGCAGATATTAATTTTTCTTCTGCTGGAGATCACATAGTAATTACAGCTCCAACAGCAGGTTATATTGCTATAGATCACATTAACTTTTTGCCAAATTCAGCTGTAACAATACAATTAAAAGATGGTTCAACTAATTATGGTGGTGCTTATTATTTAAACAATCAAGCCTTTACAATAGAAAATGCTTCAATGAATCCAAAAGGAGTTATAACTTTAACTTCTGGAGAAGCATTAGTAATTAATACAGACGCTACTGTTCAAGTTAGCGGATTTATAAGATATAGAGTTGTAGTATAAAACTATGTTAAATAAAAACAGGAGAGTAAATAAGAATAAAATTCTTAAAGATAATAGCTCTGAAGAAAAGATTGCTATAATAAAAAGTTATAATTTAGATATAGCTAATCTTAAACTTGCAAAAGAAATAAAATCAAAAGAAAATAGAGAGTTATCAGAATCTATAAGTGAGAAGCAAAAACGAAATATAAAATTAGATAAATATTTTGAAAGTAGTAAAAAAAAGAATGAAGATAAAATTAAAAGATTGGAAAAAAGAATAATTAAGTTGACTGATAAAGAAGAATTATTTAAAAGCATATTTGTAGACATTAAAGAAGATGTAAAACTAATTAAATTAGAAAAATTAGTAATAGAAAAAGATATAGTAGAATTATATGAAAATAAAGAAAAAATATTAAAAGAAAATGTAAAGAATATTGAAGAACAGAATAAAAATAAAACAAAGTTAGATTCAGAATTAAAAGATGAGATGGAATTATTAGTAGAAATAGATAAAAAATTAATAAAAGCTAAAGACGAATTAATTATTATTGATGAATTTGTAAAAACAAATACTAAAAAAAATGTAGAAGAAAACAAGATATTAAGTGCGAGAGAAAAAGATTTAAAAATTTACGAAAATAGATTAAGGACTAAATATCCTGAAGCTAAAATAACTATATGAGTTTAATTGCAGCCTTAGGCGACCAATCAACATCTCAAGAAGTAGACGCTCTAACAAATTTAACAGATTTGGCAGTTTCAGCTTCCGGAGAATTTATAAGAAAAACTGGAGTTACTACTTTTGTCAATGCTACTCCTACTGAAGTTGGACTTGGAACTGTTTCTGTTATATCAGCAAACGGATTAGCAGGTACTGTAGCTACGTCGAATACAACTCCAGCTATTACACTATCAACTACAATTACAGGGATCCTAAAAGGTAATGGAACTGCTATTAGCGCGGCCAGTGATGGTACAGATTATTTATCATCTACTACGGGAATAAAAGTTAGTCAAACTACTCCACAAACATTAGGAACAACAGGTGATAGATTAACAAAACTTTGGGCAACTGATATTACAGCAACAAATGCTATTGTAGGTGACATAACAGGCAACGCAGATACGGTGACAACTATCACAGGACTAGCTCCTGACACGGCAACTACTCAAGCAACACAAGCAAATATAACAACTACAGTTAACCTTACTACAGTTGGAGCTTTAGATAGTGGTTCAATAACTTCAGGCTTTACTTCAATAGATGTAGGCTCTGGTGCTATTGATGGTGGTGTTATCACAGCAGATACTAATTTCGCAGGAAATTTAACAGGAGATGTAACAGGCAACGCAGATACGGTGACTGGATTAACTCTAAATAGTGAGGCTCTTACACTTAATACTGGAGCTTTAACTCTTACTCCAAACGCAGATGACTCTTCAGTACTTACGATAGGAGCTGGAGCAGTTTCAGTTAGTGGAGCAAATACAGGCGACAACACAGTTTGTACTTCTGGAACAGCAACGACTGCTGTAACTTCAACTAATTTAGCTGGAGGTGCAGGAGGAACAATTCCTTATCAAACAGCGGCAGGGACTACAGCAATGCTTGCAAACGGATCAGCGGGCGAAGTTTTGCAAAGTAACGGAACAACATTAGCTCCTAGTTGGGTAGCAGCAGGTACTGGAGATATGGTACTTGCTTCTGTTCAATCAGTAACAGGATTAAAAACTTTTGACACAACAAAATTAGCGGTTAAAGGTTCTTCTACAGGCTCGACAGCTATTGCATCCGCGAATGCTAGTGCTACAGATTACACACAAACACTACAAGCAAGAGATGGAACAATAGCAAACTTAGATAATGTAACATATATAGGAACTACATCTGTAGCATTAAATAGAACAAGCGCAGCATTAGTACTCACTGGAATAACTTCAATTGATGGTTCAGCAGCTACTTGTGTAGGGCTTGCTGGTTCTGCAACTATTCTAGCAACAACAAGAGCAATCTACGGAAATAATTTTGATGGTTCAGCTGCACTAACTCAAGTAATTTCATCTGTTTATGGCGGAACTGGAAATGGATTTACTAAATTCACTGGAGCGACTACTGCGGAAAAAACATACACATTACCAGACGCTGATGCTACAATTTTATATAGTGGTGGAGCATTAGGAACTCCAAGCGGAGGAACAGCTACTAATATTACTGGCTTGCCATTAACTGGGCTTGTAGACGATACTACAACAGCTTTAGGAGTAGGAACATTAGAATTAGGACACGCTTCTGACACTACTTTAGCTAGGAGTGCAGCTGGTGTATTGGCAGTTGAGGGAGTAGTAATACCTTCTATAAGCTCAACTAATACTCTTACGAATAAAAGAATTACAGACAGAGTAAAAACATTTACTACAGATGCAACTCCTGATGTAAATTCAGATGATTATGATGCTGTTACAATAACAGCCCAAGACGCAGCAATCACCGATGTTAATATGACTGGCACTGAAACTAACTTTCAAAAGCTAATATTTAGAATAAAAGATGATGGTACGGCAAGAGCAATAACTTGGGGTTCTGATTTTGAGGCAAAAGGAGTTGCTCTTCCTACTACTACGGTTATAAGCAAAGTTCTTACAGTCGGTTTTATATATGACACTGTTACTGCAAAATGGGGATGTGTAGCAGTTGCTAATGAAATTTAAATATATGGCTAGTCCAATT